GGTGGTGAATCTAGAGATGCAATGGAGAAATCCTTTAGAAGATTGAATGATTTATTAGATAACAAATCTTTTGAAGAATTAGAAAAATTTATGAGGACTAAGCATACAGCAAAAGAAGTGAATGAATTTGTTGGTAATGATAGAGATGGAAAACCAATCAAAGTGCCAAGTGATTTTAGTTTGGCAGATATAGTGTATGGTTCTGCGATTATTGGTCCAAAAATTGGTAACGGATTTTTTGCAAATTTATATGGTAATTATGAACAATTGACTGTAGATAGATGGGCTATGCGTACATGGGGTCGCATGACAGGTACGTTAGTTTTAGATAGAGAACAATTAGCAAAGCAAAAAAGAGAAAATATTAAAGGGGTAATAAGAGCATTAACTAAGGAACAGAAAAAGGCATTTGAAGCAATAATAGGAAGAAAACTTACTTTAGGTGATATTGATAACGTAGCGTTAGCTATTAAAAGAAAATCAGTATTAAAAGAAAATCGTGTTGCAATGGCACAAGTGGCAACATTTGCAGAAGATCAAAAACATCAACAAATATTTTTAGACATAATGGGTCAACCAAGAAAAGGTGATAAAACATTAAGTCTTGGAGATTTATTGCGTAAACAAGGTAATGGTTTAGTAAAGGATAACGATGGTCAAAAAGAATCACCAAGTGGTCCTGTAGAACGTAGAAATATTGTTAAAGTATTTGCACAAGTATTAGAAGTGTTAAACAAAGAATATCCAAGTTTAACAATGGCCGATTTACAAGCACTTGTTTGGTATCCAGAAAAAAAATTATATGACTCTGCAAAGTTAAAAGAAGCAGTTGTCGAAACAGGTTACGAAGACAACGAAGCACCTGATTATGCAAATGCCGCCGCCGGGTTTGTTGCTACAATGGGTATATCAGATGATCTTATACAAAGCACTATAAAGGAGGTTGACAATGAGTTACAGTCCAATGAGCAGTCAACAAGAACACAACGAGCAGTTGGAAAACGAGGAGATAACATTGATGTTGGAGAAACTTTCCAACAACAAGGAAGAATTGACGAAGCCACAGGACTCCCCCTCAACCCAGATGGAACTGTCACCGTCTACCACCACACCAACAGAAGATCAGCAGAAAGAATTAAAGCCACCAGTGAACTTAGAAGTGCTGGAGAACCTGATGTCTACGTTACCACCAGAGCTATCGCAGATACTGGGTATGGTGATACAGCAGTTGCCATCAGAGTCGAACCTTCTAGACTTAGTCTCGATGATGAATTCCCAAATGGACGGAGAGATTTCCGACTCAATGTTGGAAAACCTAGAGGATCTATTCAAGTAAAAACAGGAGAATTTTTAGAACAGCAAGCATTTGATGGGCCAAGAGGACGTTTTGATCCAAGTACATTAACAACTTTATTAACACAAAAAGCAGATTTTTCTACTTTTGCTCATGAAACGGCCCATTATATGTTAACTGTCTTAGAAAATATAGTTTCTACAGATACTGCTCCACCAGAATTAATTGCTGATTTTGATACTCTATTACAATTTTGGGGTGTTAAAGATTTAAAAACATGGCAAGGTTTTGATTTAAACCAAAAAAGAAAATATCACGAATCATTTGCATATAATTTTGAACTATATTTGTTTGAAAAAAAAGCACCAAGTAAAGGATTGCAAAAATTATTTAGGCAATTTGCAAGGTTTATAAAAGATGTTTATCAAGATGTAAGCACAAGATTAAATGATTTATATAAGCGAGAAACTGGTCAAGATTTACCAATGTTAACCAATGAAGTCAGAAGCGTTATGGATCGGATGTTGGCTACTGATGAACAAATTATACAAGCAGAACAAATATATGATTTAAAAGCTATGTTCCAAACACAAGAACAAAGTGGCATGAATGATGCGGAATGGGCAGAATACACGGCAGCGTTAAACGAAGCAGAAGAAGAAACACTAGAAATAATGTCGCAACAAAGTATGAGACAAGTGCGGTGGATTGGAAATAAAAGAAATTTACAAACAAAAGAATTTAATAAGCAAATAGAAAAATTATATAAAATAGAACAGGCAGAAGTAACTAAAGAAGTTTTACAAGATAAAAGATATAAAGCATTATTGTTTTTAAAACGTGGTGAAACTGTAAATGATCAAGGAGAAAAAATTAAAGTAGAAGGTAAATACAAAATATCAAAAAATAGTTTACAAAAACTTGTGCCATTTTATGACATGGCTACAGAAATAAAACAATTAGGAACAGGTAAATATGGAATGGTTGGCAAGGAAGGACTTGATGTAAAGGTTGTTGCAGATATGTTTGGTTTTCCAAATTCGTTAGCAATGATTGACGCATTATTAGAAGCAAAACCAATAAATGAAACTATTACTGAAATAACGCAACAACGTATGTTAGAAAAACATAGTGATTTAGTTGATCCAAGAAAATTAGAATTACAAATACAAGAAGCTATACATAACGAAGCTAGGGCTAGGTTTGTAGCTGTAGAGTTAAATACATTGTCTAAAGCAATGCGACCAATACCGTTTCAAGTTGAAGCAGCAAGACAAGTTGCTAAAGATGTATTAGCTGATAAACAATTATCTGAAATAAGACCATCAGAATATACTCGTGCTGAAGCAAGAGCTTTGAAAGAAACTGAAAAAGCTATGAAAAAAGGTGACACAAAAGCTGCAATAAAAGCAAAAAGGTCACAATTAATTAATAACCAGTTAGCAAAAGAAGCAATTGAAATACATAAAGAATACAACAAAGCTATTAGAGAATATAAAAAATTTTTTAGATCAGACGAAAAATTAACTAGAAAAGGTAAGAGCCAAAGAAATATAGATTACGTTAATGTAGGCCGTGTTATTTTATCTTCTTACAATCTTGGCCCAACAGTAGAAAACGCAGATGTATATATAGAAAACTTGAGATTATATGACGAACCATTATATACAGAACTAGAACCAATGATTTTAAATACAAGAGCAACAAAAAATCAACAGGGTCTAAAAGATTTAACATACGATGAATTTTTAAGTTTTAACGATTTAATGGAATCATTATGGTATCAATCACTTCGTGATCAACAAATAAAATTAGAAGGTGAATTAGTACAAATACAACCAATTATTGACACATTAAATAATAGACAAGATGTGATAATTAATAGAAGCAAAAAACTTAGAGACAGAAGAGATAATCCTATTGGTACAACACAAGCTGTACCTAAATCGTATTTATTTAATAAATTTTTTCTAGAATTTAAAGCAAAATTAAGACGTTTTGAACCTTGGACTGATGAAATGGATGGTGCAAGTAATCTACAAAAAGGTACCGGGTCAGCAGTATTAGAATTAGAAGGCGGTAAATTAGGCGATTTTTATAACACATTATGGTTTCCAATGAAAACAGCATTAGATGAATATAGAAAAGCACAAACTGTATTTACAAAGGCTTATTCAGATTTAGTTTCTTCTGTTGATTTTGGCAATTCAGAAATAATTGCTAATGAATTTGAATTTGTTGAAGAAAAATCTAGTGCATACACATTTGGATCAGAAAGTAACGGAAGGGGTAAAGTTGAATTATTAGGAGCTATGTTGCATACAGGCAATGACAGCAATAAAAAGAAATTATTACTTGGCAGAAGATGGGGCAAGCTTAACGAGGATGGATCGTTAGATACAACACATTGGGATGCGTTTGTTAAACGTATGATAGATGAAGGTATATTAACTAAAAATGATTATGATTTTTTACAAGCAGTATGGGATTTAAATGAAAAAATGTTGCCACTTTTACAAAGAACACATAGAGATACTGAAGGATATTATTTCAAAGTAGTTAAAGCAACACCTATACTTAATAGATTTGGTGAATTTAGAGGAGGTTATGTACCTGCAAAAGGTGATCCTAATATGACAGAGGTAGATATTAAAGAAGAAATAAATACTATGAAAATGGAATTTAGAAATTCATTGCCAAAAGTAGAAAACGGAATGACTAAAGGTCGTGTTGAAAATTTTTATCAGCCATTGTCTTTGCATTTAGGATATATGACTAAACACATAGATGATTCATTGCGTTATGCCTATGTGCAACCAGTATTGCAAGACACTTTAAAAATAATAAACAATAAAGAATTTACAAAAAAACTAAAAATTATAGACCCTGTTGTAAAAGACGAAATGATAATGCCTTGGTTAAAAGCAGCAGCCACACAAAAAACATATGCTCCTTCTGGATTTAGCCCAAGTTTTGACCGTGTTTTACAAACGCAAAAACGAAGAGCAGGTTTAGGTATTATGTTTGGTAATTTACCTAACGCATTTCAACAGCTTACTGGTTTGTTCCCTGCATTAGTAAAAGTAAAACCAAGAAATTTAAAAAACGGTTTAATTACATATATGAAAGATAGAGAAGGAACAATGCAAATGATTGCAGAAGCATCACCATTTATGGCTGATAGACAAAAAAATCTGATATTTGATATACAAGATAGATTAAATGAATTAATTATAAATCCAAATAAATTTCAAAAAATGCAAGATTGGGGAAAACGTCATGGATATTTTTTACAACAAACATTTCAAGGAATAGTAGATTCTATTGTATGGATGGGAACTTATAACCAAGTGCATGAAAATATGCCTTCTAATATGAGTGATGCGGACGTATTAAAAGAAGCAATAAAACAAGCAGATGCAAATGTGCGTATGACGCAAGATAGTTTATTGCCAGAAGACAGAGCAGCATTTCAAAACATGAATCCAATAGTACAATCAGTAACTCAATTTACTGGTTACTTTAATATGATTGCAAACTTAGGCTATACACAATATAGAAAACTTGCTAAAGAAGAATTAGGTTTTAATAATGTAGGCAAAAATTCTGAACAAATATTTTATTTGTATTTATATTCAGTAATTATGCCAGCAGTTATAGCAGGTATTATTATGCGTGGTTTAGGTGGCAGAATAGATGACGAAGATGATGACGGATATATATTAGATGATATGGCTATGGCAGCATTAGGAGACATTGCTAGTTACACAGCAGGTCTAGTACCAATTGCAGGTCAATTACTTTTAATACCAATTAATCAATTTAATGATAAACCTTGGGATGACGATATAGTATCTAGCCCCGGTATTGAAGCATTGCAAGATTCTATAAAAAGCGTTACAAAAATCCCAGTTACATTATTTCAAGACGGCCCAAGCGGTATTAAAGGCAAACAAATTAGGGATGTATCTACCATGATTAATCAATTTACAGGTATACCAACTACACCATTAGGTAGATCATTAGGTTATCTCAGAGATGTACAACGTGGTGATGTTACACCTAAAGGGCCAATAGATTTCTTAAGAGGATTAATTACGGGTAAAAAAGGTACAGGTAAATAAGGTGTGACCGTAATATATAAAGTTACTAGTACCCTTAGTAGATAGGTAAAACAGTTTTATTTCATGGCAATAAATACTACGACACGCCAAACTACTGCGTTTACTAGTGGTCAGACTTTTGCTTTTGCATTTAAGGTATATGAAGAAGGTGATGTTAAAGTTATAAGAATTACTAATAGCACTGGTGCTGAAGAAGTATTAACTATAACTACTCACTATACTGTTACTCTTAATGACGATCAAAACGCAAACCCCGGTGGTTCAATAACCTTAGTATCTAGTGGTAGTCCAGTTAATTTAGGTAGTGGATTTAGTATTGTTATTACATCTAAAGTTACACCATTACAACAAACAGAAATAACAAACCAAGGTGGATTTTTTCCAGAAGTTATTAATGATGTATTAGATAAAGCTGCAATTTTAGACCAACAACAGCAAAGCATATTAGATAAGACTATAAGATTTCCATTAACACAAACTGTTGGTGGTTTAGAAATAACAGAGAATGCAGCTAACCGTGCTAATAAAACTTTGGTGTTTGATGGTTCTGGTGACCTTAGTGTATCTGCAACTGTTGATGGTAGAGATGTAAGTGCTGACGGTGCAAAGCTAGACACTATAGAAGCTAATGCTAAAGATGACCAGACAGCAGCAGAAATTAGGGCGTTAGTAGAAAGTGCTAGTGACAGCAATGTTTTTACAGATCAAGATCATAGCAAGTTAAACGGAATAGAAGCTGGAGCTACTGGAGATTTATCTGCTAGTGAAGTAAAAGCATTATATGAAGGCAACAGTAACACTAATGCATTTACAGATGCACAAGTAAGCAAATTAAATAACATTGAAGCAGGTGCAACAGGTGATCAAAGTGCAAGTGAGATAAGAACATTGGTTGAAAGTGCTAGTGATAGTAACGTATTTACTGACAATGACCATAGCAAATTAAATGGAATTGAAACTGGGGCAACTGCCGATCAAACTTCTGGTGATATTAAAACGCTATTACAATCTGACAAACTAACAGCTAGTGAATTAGCAAACAATTCTGTAACAGTTTCACAAATACAAGATAGTCAAATAACTGCTGCAAAATTAGATCCGGCTGCTGTAATTACAGCAAGTGAACAGGCATCAGCTACACCTAACGACACATCATTTTTAACATCTGCTGCTGCTGATGCTAGATTTTTTAATATAAGTACTGGAGATACAATTAAAGATGGTCAAACATTTCCAGATAACGATACAACTATTGCGACAACCGCAGCTATTAATGACAGAATTATTGACCTTATAAATGATGTTGGTGGTTTTGACATTATAGAAAGCGAGCAACATTTTCCTAACACTAACCCACAAGGTACTACAGGACAGCCAGCAGTTTTAAGTGTCAAAGCAGCTTCAACAAATTTAGTTCCTAGCGGTACAACTGTAACTATAAATAATGGTAATTTAGCGAACAACGCCAATATTACTATTACTGGTGTACCAAGTACTATACCTTCTGGATTTGGATTTTTAGTAGAATCTACAGGTACAATTCATGAATATGCATTTCATAGATTAGTTCCAAAAGCAACAGAGGTTACAACTGTTGCAGGTAAGGCCGTAGAGATAGGAAGATTAGGTACTGCTGATGCTGTAGCAGACATGAATTTATTAGCTACAACAGATGTTGTCGCTGACATGAATATGCTGGCTACATCTGATGTAATAGCAGATATGAATTTGTTAGCAACTACCGATGTTATTGCTGACATGAACTTACTGGCTGTAGCTGATGTTATCAGTAACATGGATACTGTTGCTACTAACGTAAGTAACGTAAACAATGTTGGTAACAACATATCTAATGTAAACAACTTAACTAATTCAGTAGGAGCAAACCAAACATTTAATGTAACAGTACAAAATGTAAGTGGTAACAAGTATTTTATAGATGGTGTACAAACACCTGTATTAAAACTTGCTAGAGGTAAGACATATACATTTAATCTGGCTGATAGTAGCAATAGCGGACACCCTCTAGCTTTTAGA